GTTGCAGTCCGGCAGCGGGCACTGTCCACAGATTGCCGCCTCCTCCGCGTCCCGCTCCGTGATATTGCGCTCCACGATCGGCTCCACCGCGTCCAGACTGCGCCAGGGTGCCACCGCTCCGCTGATGCCGTAGGGGTCTCTGGTGATCACAGCTCCGTCACCTCCACCCGAATACATCCCCCGTCCCAAAGCCTATGTATGACCTGCCTGTACCAGCGGTGATCGTCGTCGGGCAGCAGGTATCCCTTGAGCGCGTCCACCACGGCTTTTGCAATGACGGCGTGGTTGTCAATGTCCAGCCCGTCGTCCCATGCAAAGGTAATGGAGACCGGCCCATGTACCATCCCGCGCCGTACGCGGGCCTGTTTCAGCGCGGCCAGGGTCAGCGCGTGGAGTTCGTCAGCGTCCTTCCTCCGCTTGGCCCAATGCTTCCCTTCATAGTAGGCGTTCAGCCCAAACCGGCGGCAGAAGGCCGACTTGCCCTTCTTCGTGGGCGGGTATGGTATGTCAAACGTGATTTTCTCCATCGTTCCGCTCCAACACTAGGACAAACAGCGCATAGGCCACCTCGAAATGCCCCTTCGCCAATTCCACTCCGCCTCCGTCCAACGCAAAAATGCCGATTTTCATATGCCGCATGGCCTCTTCCGCCGCTATGCCTATCGCCTTATCCATGTCCATCTCTGGCTGCCTCCCAACTATATCTCTTTGTCGGATTTCCTCCCGCGTCGTAGTATCTCCGTGATTTGGCGTCGAACATCAACGGGATTACCTCGCGGCTGCCGGTCTCTCTGGCCTTGATAATCCTGATCCTGGAGTCAACTTCGTCAGATTCCTTTGCCCGCTCAACAGAAAAAACATTATCAGCGAGGTTGGTAATCTCCGCCGCTCCCGCAACGTCGTCTGCTGTCAGTCCCCGCTCCTCTCCAGCCTTCCTGGGATGGGCCACCAGATGCACATGCACATCGTGGCGTTTTGCGAAAGCGCTGAGCCTCTGCGTAAAGGCTTTCTGGGCCCCATAATGGCCAAGCTCCACTTCTCCTTTCAGGCTTGCGGTCATGATGTTGTCCACCAAGTAAACCGAACACCCGTATCGGCGGTAGGCATACTCAAACAGGCGCAGTATGTTGTCCTCGTCATGGGCATTTGACTGTCGCAAATCGGTCAGGAGAAAGCTCCCTTCCAGCCATTGGTCAATCGCCCGAACGGCTTCTTTTGACGGCGCGTACTCCATCCGCCCCGTTCTGGGGTCTGGCTGCTCTACAAGATTCCTTGGCCCTGCGATCTGCGGCAGCACAAACCGTTTGAACTGCCTCGCCGGGAGCTCACCGGAATAGGCACATACAGTTCGGTTCTGGTTGATTGATTCCACGAGCATCTGCCCGAGAAGCGTCGATTTCCCTTCGCCGCGCCTGCCTGTCCATACTGACAATTCGCCTCCCCGGAATCCTCCGGTGCAGTAGTCCAGCGGCACCAGCCCGGACATCATGCGGTTTTGCGAAATGGGTGCGTCCATCTCCACTTGCGACAGGTCAATCAGCCCCGGCCTCGGCACATCCAAAGCGCCAAACAAAAGGCTTTCTACCGCCTTTGGGCCAGCATTGTCCAGCAGTTCGGCCACGGATTCATTCCCGCGAAACGCCGCCTTATCCGCCACAAGGATAGTGACCGGCACCCACTTCTGGAGCTGGCCCACAATCTCCTCCCGGTCTGCATCGTTTGGTGTTGCGACGAACACATAGCAGAACTGGGTGATAAACTCCGTGCAGGCAGTTAAGTCCTCCCAAGCCGCGTATCTGTTCTTGCACACGGCGTTAATACCAACCGCCGCCGCGTCCTCCGGCGTAGCGCACCACCAAAGTCCTGTCGGCAGGGATGGGTCAATCATTTCTGCCCGGAATGTCAGCAGCAGTGAAATATCGCTCTGGCTGGTCATGGTTCCCCCCCTTCCTGCGCTTCTCCCACGTCCGCACAGCAGCTTTCCAGTCTTTCATTTTGGCCTTCCCCAGCATCCACCCTCTGGCCGCGTAGTAGTCCACAAACTCCTGCGGGTCTATGCCGTTTTTGCGTGCAAGGCAGTATTCTCTCACCTCGTCCACCGTGGGAGGAACAAACACTTTTCTTTTTGACTCCGTAGGAGTCTTTTCTTTTGTCTTAGTCTTAGTCTTATATATGGGTAAAGTTTCTTGTAAAGGATTCTGTAAAGGAAACTGTAAAGGTTTATGTAACGTTTCCTGTAAAGAATCAATACCAGAATTTGATTGTTCCGATAGGGAATAGCGGCTCGGGGCCCCTTTTTTCCCTTGCTGGTATCGGATAAATCCAGCCTTTACAAGCTCGTCCCTCGCTCTGTAAGCGGATGGCTTTGACAATCCATTTGTCATTACCTGCAACCGAATGGTGTCTACTGGAACCCACTCAGGCCACCCAGCCCGGTTAAATACGTTCAGCAGCCTGAAGTACAAGACCTGCGCCGGAAGCGTCAAGTGGTTGTTTTCGATCCAACGGTTGAACTCATTAAGGTAATCAATGTAAGTCAACCCATCACCGCCCTAGAACGGGAGCTCTCCGTCGTCGTCCACCTCCGAGAACTCCTGCCCATTCTGTTCTGGAAATTCAGACTCTGGTGCGTTCCCCTCCGACTTCCGGCTGTCGCCAAAGTACACACTATCAGCCACAACCTCCAGGCTCGACCGCTTGTTCCCGTCCTTGTCTGTCCAGATGTTGGTTTGCAATCTGCCGTCTACCACAGCCATGCGGCCCTTGGAAAAATATTTGCTTACAAACTCCGCCGTGGAGCGCCATGCGGTCACATTAACCCAATCGGTGGTTTTTTCGCCAGTGGCCTTGTCTTTAAAATCCCGGTCAACCGCGATGGAGAAACTGACCACCGAGACACCGGACTGCGTGTGACGCAGTTCGATGTCCTTTCCAATGCGGCCCTGGATCACAACCCTATTTAGCATTTTGGCCCTTCTTTCTTGTATATCAGTTTTGATTCATCCCATCCTGGGTATAAAGTGCGGAGGTAATCCTGCATGTGTTTATGAAGCAGACCATCCGCCCCCTCGTTGTCAAATGCCGCATGGCACCGCTGGCAGCCTGTCCAAATGTTCTCTGGAATCCCAAGACCGCCCTGGCTCCGCCGTATGTAATGACAGTGTGGCCCTGCGTTGATGGAGCCGCAGAGTACGCACCGCCCAAAGTCCCGCTCCCATACGGCCTTTTTGGTTGCGGCGGATATGGCGGTGGCCTTAGTCTCTCGATGCACGCGCCCACTCCCTTTCTAACTGTGCGTCCAGGATGCGAATTTGCAGCTTGTAGCCCTGTATGGCCTCCCGTGCGGATTCGTACACTGTCTGCGCAATATCTCTTTCCAAGCGTAGTCGGGCGATCTCCGCGTCACCACGGCAAATATCAGAGATAATGGTTACAGGCGTGCCCTCCGCCCTGGCTTCCAGCACAGCTTTTCGAAGGGCTACCCTGTAATCGCGTTCCGCCTGCGCATATGCCTTGCCTCGAGCCCCGAGCTGTCCAATCGCCTTATCCAGGAGTGCGGACTTTGCGCCGATCTCGTTTATCAGCTCATAGCCCATACAAACGCCCGCTTTCCTGTCCGGTTGTTCAGGATAGATAAACCAGAAATCCTACGGTTGTCACCATAAGCAATTTTCTCAACCGAGAAGGTGTCGAAGGTACGAAACTTCCCATTGGATTCCAGGATGTTCATTTTCTCGGAGGGTACCCAAATAAACGGTGCGGTATAGAGCTCTCTGCCGATGCCCCATCGGAAACCAGCACGTTTGAATGCGTCGCTTGCCTCTCCCTTTTTCTCGTTGCCCTCGCCGTCCTCCCTGGACTCTATTCCACAGTCCCACTTCCACGTCCAGGCGTCTCCCTCACGGATAGCAATCCCACAATACAGGTTCCCTTTGATTTCCCGGTAATCGTTCGTCCAGTTTTCAGAGCCAACCGTCTCGTCCAGGATATCCATGTCTGTCCTGGCCGTCTTATAAAGCAGGAGAACCGCCCCATTCTTTTTGACCTGCTTGACCTTCACCTCAATGTCGGAAGCCTCCAGCAGACGGAACTTGTCCATCACTTCACCCCCACACTGCGGCCTTGCTCAATCGAGGCATATGGAACGGAAACGCCCTCCTTAATGAGCTTGCCAATGCCAGTCTTGCTGAGCTCCGGTTCCTTGTACTTGACGCACTCCGCATCATAGCCGTTCTGCTCCAGCCAGCGGATCAGGGCCTCCGGATTGGACACCTGAATGGACGAGGTTTTGCGGAAAGTGACGGAGCACCTGGCCGTCTGGAACTTCTCGCCGTCTAATGCAAGGGACAGATAGGATTTCAGCCGTTCCGCCTTGTTCTCCAGGGCCTTTCTGCGCTCATTGAGTGTGTCCGCCTCCTCCTTGATGGCCTTGGCGTCGGCCATCAAATCCTTGTACCAAAGGGCCATATTCTCAATCTTGGCGTCTCGATCCATCTGGAGCGCGGCAAACGCCTCATAGTCCATTAGTTCCCCTGTCTCCGGGTCTACCAGACCTTGAATCGCCTGGTCAATTTCATACAGTGTCATTTTGTTCCTCCTTACATTTCTGGCACATTTCTTCGTTTTGGTAAAGTTCTGCTCCGCAATTTGGGCAATTCCCTGCGGTTGGATCCTGTTGCATATCCCGGTATGGTGAAAATGGAAGCCACCACTCCATATCAGGCAATCGCCGGAAGCACCGCCCGCGGGCAGCCATCCTCACCCATATAAAGGAATCCGGTTCGGCCATCCGAGAGGCGGATATGTATTGCCCCGTCCAGGGCGTTAATCTCGTCGATTGGATAGCCGATATTCTCCATCGCCCAGCGCAGCAGGGCTGAAATATTTCTGGTATTCAGCATTGACTTTCCCTCCTTCGTGCCCTAAAATAAGGGCAGATGTTCTTTTTCTTGCCGCCCTCCGGTCTCGCACACCGGGGAGCGGCGCTTTTATTGCTCCGGGATAGTGATGACCGCCCACACATCGTCGATGCTCTCCGCGCCCTCCAGGCCGGTGATCTGGATGGTGAGCGGGCCGGTGGGCGTGGGGGACGGGGTGGTGGTTGCCGCCGGGGTCTCAATGGCCGGTTGCTCTGGCTCCTGGTTCCATGTGATTTCAACTAGTGCAACCAGCGCCAACAAAAAGAACAGGTATACGGTAGTCACGATCAGTTGCTTTTTCATAGGCTCGTCGCCACCAGAACAGCCAGCACAAGCACCGCTCCGGCAACCACCGCCAGTTGTACCCGCTGGGCCACCGCCTGCGCCTGCTGTACCCGGCGGCGGTAAGCCCGGTAGCTGTACGCCTTTGCGCGCCTGTCGCGCTCGGTTTGTGCTCCCATAATTTTTTCACTCTCTTTCATTAGTTGAAAAGTTCTGTCTTGAAATCGCTCATTTCGCTTTGAATGGTGCTCGCCACCGCAGTCCGTATCATGTGTACGATGGTTTCGTAGTCAAAGCACGGTACGCCCTCCCGTTTGTACTTGACCAGCCCTCCGGGGCTGATCTTGTATGTAAGCGCCTTGTCCTTGACCGCAATCCCGAAGGTTGCCCGGCCTTCTCTGAGCGCCAGCCTTACCGTTTGTTCGGGCCAGTCCAGATATCGGGCCGCAACGTCCAAGGGAACATTGTCATATGCTAGTATCTCGTTGTCCGTTGGAACCGGTGGCCGCTCTCTCGTTCTTGGACTCATGGCTATCCTCCCTCCTTTCGCCATGTAACCGCTCATGCTCGTCCCAGGTCATCCCATAGTAAGCCCGGCATAGGTCGTCCATGACGCGGCGTGCATTTGTGAAGCGGTTCTCAATCTCCCGCTTCGTGCTGCTCTCGTTGAGCTGTCCATCTTTGGTCATAAAAAATCCTCCAATCTTGCCAGAGGCCGGAGGATGTGATATACTGTCTCCGATATCTCGTGGCTGCTTCACGTGGTGTCATGCCCTGGTCGGTGGTGGTGCACTGGCCGGGGCGCTTTTTGTTGTGGTTCCTTCCTTGCTGTGGTAGAATGTGGCGAAGGGAGGTGAAACGCTTGGTTGAGAAAATTACATGCACCTCAGACGAGGAGCGTGTCCGCTTTGAGGAAGAAGGATATGTGGTAGTGTCCGTTGGTTACTTCCCCGAAAACGGAAAGCCATTTTACACGATGGAACGTGGTTCCGATTGGAGCCAAAAACTAGGGAGCAAGTGACTTTGTAACGCCGTTCTGCGTTTCCGCGCAGGGCGGTTTTACCTTTTCATATTCCCTTCCACAAGGTACAAATCAGCGCCAATTTTGCTTGCATCAAAAAGTAATTTCCCATCTGCACCTCTGGCTACTCCGTCGCTTACTGGAGTAACTCGGACATTGTCCAAGTCGATTCCCTCGTAGCTGTTCCCGATTTCCAACCCATGCGGAACCGGGATATATATGCTCACCAGATCTCCGCACTTGTGCGGTTGCGCCGCCATATTTGAGATTGCTTCATTGGCTCTCTCGACAAAATCATTCATTCTTCTCATCCACTTCCTTATTTCCGCCCCATCAGGGGCGGGCTTTATTCACTTGTTATCGATCCGCCGAAAAAGATCATCAACTGTATAGTCAGGAAAGAATTTATTTTTGATTTCAATTGCCTCTTGGATTGAAAATGCACCTTTCCCGGCCATTTTGTTACGAAGAACACGATCGCTAATTCCGGCCTCCTTTGCTAGAACACACTTCTTAATTCCTCGTTTGGCAATTTCGCCGGCCAAGTTAGGATAAACCGCAGTCATAACCTCACCTCCATTTCCGCTTACGGAAATTCTGCCTTTATTATATTCCCGTTTACGGAAACTGTCAAGCTATTTTGCAAATTTTTATTTCCGATTTCGGAAATTTTATTCTTGCGATTTTTTTATAATTGTGATATATTGTTTTCAGGAGGTAAAGAAAATGTGGCTTGACGTTTTTAATGAAATGCGAAAATCATCAGGGATGAGTCTTGATGAGTTAAGCGAAAAATCAGGAGTCCCAAAAGGAACCCTTGCAAAAATAACATCAGGTATTACAAAAACTCCATCTCTCGAAACAATGAGAAGCCTTGTTTATGCGATGGGATACACCCTTGATGATTTGGACAAAAAAGAAAATTCCCCTGCTCCACCCGAAGACGAAGAAGGGGAATTGACTGTTGATGAAGTTGTATCGGCCTTTGTCTCTGCTGGGATTGTTCCAAAGGGCAAGGATCTAACTGATGCAGACCTTCGATTCTTGCTCGCAATTATGGACGCTATTGACCGCTGGTTCGCAAATTAACACCAAAGTACGCAAGGAACGATAAGGGAATTTTTTCTTATTTAGTGCTTTGGTTAGCTTTTCAAAGTTTGGAAGCCCTTTTTCGTTTGGCGTCATCTTGCGCCCTCCTCCCAATTTGTACCTTACCAATATTTTGGTCTGGAATTTTGCTCCCCTTGCTCACCATTATAGAACGTTAGTTCTATTTAAGCAATATGTGTTATCACCAAATTGTGGCAGCTTATTTTCTATATGCTAAGAGATTGCTTCGTTGGAAAAGAGCGGATTATTGGACTATGCTTATGATATGGTACACCAACCCATAATTGCCAAACAGAACGAGAATCTAGCAGCAGAATTGTATTTATGGAACCTACCGCCAGAGGTCGGTAAAATAGAGAGGAGAATGGGATATGGAAAATGAAGCTATCAACGGGACTAACCCAGAAGTCGGCCAGACCACTCCACCCGAATCGCCCAAAAAGTTTTGTAAATATTGTGGCGAGCGCATCGACATTGACTGTGTTGTTTACCCTAAGTGCGGAAAACAAATCGAGGGGCAACAGGCCATCATAGAGGCCATCACACCAAAGAGCGAAATCGAGGAACTGCGGAGCGAAGTATCCGTGCTCAAGCTGGCGATCCGCACCATGAATCAGGAAATCGCCGAACTGAAAAAAGCGCAATAAAATACCGCCCCCGGTGCTACCAACACCAGGGACGGCTCACATAGGGGTGATAAGGTTTGGGTGCCATATCACCCCTTTATTTTACCAGAATAGGGGGAAAAGTCAATGAGAAGAGCGAACGGAACTGGAAGTATTGTAAATCTTGGGCCAAACCGCAGAAACCGATACGCCGTCAGAGTTTCATACCTGGAACGGCCCGGCCTATGGAAACAAAAATACTTATCCTACCACAGAACCACCAAAGAAGCACAGGAGGCCCTCGACAAATATTTGGCATCTAATATCCCGGCAAAGTCACTTGCCGTTACTTGGGGAGACGTATACAATCAGTGGTCGGCTAAAAAGTATGCAAAGGCAGGAGCTGCCTCTATCGCCAGCTATAAAGCTTCTTGGGCACGCCTCTGCGTGCTGGAAGAAAAGGATATGTGTAAGGTTACGATTGACGACCTGCAATCTATTATTGACCAAGACAAGGCCAACGGATTATCGAAATCTAGTATTAGCAATGACAAAATGCTTATGAAAGCACTTTTTAAGCACGCAATGGAGCGCGATATCGTGTATAAAGACTATTCAGCTTTTGTGGAACTTCCAGGAGTTGAAGCAAAGCACGAAAAGGGTGCTTTTGATGATATCACAATGCGTAAATTGGAGAACCTGGCGTCCTCTGGATTCCCTTGGGCTGATACCGTACTAATGCTATGTTATACTGGATTCCGAGTATCTGAGTTTTTGGGGCTCACCAGATTTTCCTATCATCCAGATGGGAGCTATTTGCAGGGCGGCCTAAAAACACAGGCCGGGAAAAATCGGATTGTTCCGGTGCACCCTAAAATCATGCCATATCTGACCAAGTGGCTGTCCAGGGGCGGTAAGACTATTATCTGTGATGATGACGGAAATGCAATCCCCGCATACAAATACCGCCCGCTATTCTCTAAAGTTATGGAAGAATTAGGACTCCTTGCCGCCACCCCTCATTGGTGCAGATATACCGCCGCGTCTCGGATGAGGATGGCCGGGGTGGACGAAGTCGCTATAAAGCGTATCTTAGGGCATTCCGATGGAGATGTTACCGAGCACTATACGCACGTAGATGTTTCGTTTTTGGCTAAAGAGATCCAGAAGGTTTCCTAA